ATGGCAACCCTCCTGGACTGCTGCACGCGAGCGCTCGATGAAATCAGCTCGATAAACGTGCCTGATTTCATCGTCGGAAACCCCGACGATGCGGCTAAGCAGCTGCTCGCCCTCGCCAAGAAGATCGGTACCGAGCTAGTGCGCGACTATGATTGGCAGGAGATGATCCGGGAGGCGACGCTGACGACTGTTGCCGATACTGCCATCTACGATCTCGAATCCGATTATGATCGGCTCGTTTCTGATACGAACTGGGACCGCACCTCTCGCCGCCGGGTTTCCGGTAATTCGACGGCGAGGCAATGGAACCTGCTGAAAGCCTCTCCGATCACGGCGGCGGTCGACCACTATTTCCGGCTGATCGGCGGCCAGCTCCAGATCAATCCGACGCCAGCCGCCGGCATAGAATTTGCTTATGAGTACATGAGCAAGAATTACTGCGCATCCAGCGGTGGTACAAAACAGGAGGTCTGGACAGCCGACACCGATGTACCCCTCCTGCCCGAAGACCTGTTTATCGGCGGCCTCAAATATTATTTCCAGAAGGAGAATAATATTCCCTACGGAGATGCCGAAGCGGAATACGATGCCGTGATCACCTCTCGCACTAGTAAGAACACGCCATCCGGAGCGGTGAACATGGCTGCCGGTATTCGCCTTCCTGGGCGGCGATATACCCAGCGACGACTGAACATTCCGTATCGGATTCCAACCTGATGTCGATGCGCACCCTCGCCCGCCGGGCCACGCCGCGGGAATATCCCCGTCAGCCCGTCGGCGAGTCCATGCCTTTCCCCGCACCCTCGATGGGGATGAACACCCGTGACGCGATCTCTTCGCTCGATCCCCGCGAAGCCAGGATCATTGAGAACATGGTGCCGGAGAGCGGCAAGGTCATCATCCGCAAGGGTAAGACGGCGCATCAGACAATCTCCGGCGCATCGGCGGTTGGCTCGATGTGCACGCACGATGGTGTCAGCGCAAATGTGCTGCTCGCCGCGGCGAATGGCCATATTTACGATGTCACGGGCTCGCCATCATCGCTCGCCGCCGGCTATTCCTCAAATCTCTGGTCAATCGAGCAATTCAATGCCACGACGATCGGCGTCAACGGCGTCGATACGCCCTGGGCGTTTAATGGCGCGACGATCGGAGCAAGCGGCCTCTCAGGTGCCGGCCTAACCATCACGCATCTGCGCACCGTGCGCGTCGTCGGCGTGCGGCTTTGGTTCACCGAAGTCAACAAGGCTGATGTCTGGTATCTGGCTCCATCAGCGATTACCGGCGTGTTGACGAAGTTTCAGCTCGGTCAGGAGACCAAGGGCGGCGTCTGCATGGGCGTCTATGGCTTTGGCCCTTACACGGTCTTCATCATGTCGACCGGCGAGGTAGTGACCTATCAGGGCGATCCGGGCTCTGACTTCAGCCTCGTCAAACGCTATACGGCGCCGGTCCCGGTCGGCTATGATCCGGGCGTCGACGTTGCTGGCGATCTCATCATCATGACCGCGGCCGGCGCGCTGCCTTTCGAAGCCATCGCCGCGGGCATCGCGTTCGATACCACTGCCCAAGCGAGCTGGGGTAAGATCGCGCCGAGTTGGGTGGCTGATTACCAGAATTTCGGCGGCAATGCCGGCTGGAATGGTCTCTTCGTCCAAGGGCTGGCGATTTTCAACATTCCGACGTCATCGACGACGTCGAAACAGTGGGTGTTCAACACGCGGACCAAGGCGTGGAGCTATTTCGTCAATCTACAGGCCAGTCAGCTCGCCGAACTAAACGGCACGATCTATTATGGCGATCTCAGCCAGGGAAAGGTGTTCTCCTATTCAGGAGGCCTCGACGATGGCTCGAATCTGATCGCCATTATCCGCGCGGCGTTTCAATACCCCTTCGCCAACAAACGCAACGGCCAATATACGCTGGCGCAACTGGTGTGCTTTTCTACCGGAGCTGTTACAGCGCAGCTCCAAGTCGACGTTGACTTTAAGGAGGCTGGCATTACGGCTCCCGAGGTCCCGGTGTCATCGAGCGGTTCCGGTCCATGGGATAGCCCTTGGGATGGTCCATGGGGCGAGGATGGCGCAGCACTCTTGCGCTGGTCGAAAATCAGGGGTCTCGGCCGCGCGGTCGCGCCGGTCGTCAAATTCAATTCCAGCGCTGATAAACTCGAGTTCATCGCGGTCAATCTCATGGCCGCCCCAGGCGGCGCTCTGTGACGCAGATCATTACCGGCCGCGATGCCGAGGTCGCCGCTTGGCTATTCGAGACGACAGGGGCATTCCCAATTCATTTGGATATGGCGATCGGGCTTGCAGATGAGACTGGCGCACTGGTCGGCGCGGTCGCGTTCTCCGGGTGGAATAGCAGCAGTGTAGAAGTCCATATACACGGGCCTGGCCGCCTGACGCGCCGCATTGTCCGGCTGATCATGGGCATCACAATCCTGCATTTCAATGCCAATCGTCTCACGGTGATAACGCGCAAGGATTCGATGGCGCGTGGCGTGGCGAAGCTGGGCGCGGTCTACGAGGGCACCCTCAAGCGGCTTTACGGTCCGACCGACAGCGCGGAACATGCCGGTCAAATGTTTGCCTTCTATCGCGAAACCATCGAAAAACTTTCAGGCTTGAAAAGGACCACTAATGTGCTCATCGCCGAAGCCGCCTGATCCCGTCGCAACGGCGCAGGCCCAGGCCCAATATTCGACGCAAGCGGCCAAGGATTCCGCCGCGCTTAACGCGGTCGATCAATACGGGCCTTATGGTTCAACTACATTCCAACGAAATCCAGACGGAACTCCTACATCGCAGACTGTTAACTTATCTCCAGATGTTCAGAAGTGGCTCGATAGTCAATTCGGTTCATCGACGGCGCTGCAGAACGCAACACAGAAGCAGCTCGGCTATCTGCCGCAGGATCAGTTCAAGCTGCCGACCGATAAGTCGGCGAATGACTATTCCACGTCAGCTTACGGATCGGGTGTGCTAAATCCCGCGAATTTTGACACATCGAATATCGCGCAGACGAGCTACGACCAAGGCAAATCGTTGATCCAGCCGGATCTCGACGCCGCGCGGAAGGCCAAAGGCATCGAACTTGCTCAGCGTGGCATTCCGGCCGGCTCGGAAATCTACAATGACGAGATGAACCGGCTCGACACCAACCAGAACAATGCCTACGCTGGCCTTTCTCGCCAGGCGCAACTCGATGCCACTAACCAGCAAACCTCGCGCGTGAACAACGCTACGACAGCGCTCAACTATGGCAACAATGCCTACCAGACCGATCTATCAAATCAGCTTCTGCAGCGCAATCAGCCCTTCTCGGAAGCAGCAGCGCTGATGGGCACCACGCCGAACTTCCAGACGCCGAGCTTCACAAATACGTCGGCGCAAAATATCCAAGCTCCGAATTATGCCGGTCTGGTCAATCAGAACTACCAGCAGCAGGCAGCGCAGAGCCAGAATATGAATAATACGATCGGCAACATAGCTGGGACGGCGCTATCGATCTTCTCCGACGAGAACATGAAGGAAGATCGTTCGCCAGCCGATGGTGAAGGCATTCTGGCGATGTTCCGCGATATGCCAGCGGAGGATTTTTCCTATAAGCAGGATGCCAAGAATGAATTTGACCTACCTGACCGTAGAACGGGTGTGATGGCTCAAGAATACCAAGATAAGTTCGAGCATGGTAGCGATGGTCATCAGATCGATCTTGCTGATTTCACCGGTAAGTTACTTGCAGCAGTGCAAGCTTTGGACAAGAGGACATCTCATTTGTCGGATAATCGTTCCTGATGGCATCACCATATCTGCCGGCAAACCAGGGCTCGGCGCTCGGCCTCTCGCCGGGCGGTGATGCCGATCTGGTAACGATCACGACGCCGACGGGGGCAAAGTTTACCGTCGCGCGCAAGGTCGCACCGCAGTTCCAGGGCTTCGTCAATGAACTGAGTTCGAGCGGCTATGGCATCGATCCCAAGCAGAGCGGCGGCTATAATGACCGGACTATCGCCGGGACTGGCACGAAATCTCAGCATGCCTATGGCAACGCAGTCGATATCAATTGGAGCGCCAATCCGCGCGGCGGCGCGAGCAACTTGCCGTCGAACGTCGGCGACATCGCCGCGAAATACGGGCTCGCCTGGGGCGGCAATTGGAAAAACCCAGATCCGATGCATTTTGAAGCCTCGAAACTGACTGGGGATCAGACGAATGGAGCGACCGCAGACATGACGCCCGGCGAGATGCTACTCAAGCGCGCGATCCAACGCAATAGCCAGCCGATCGGCGCGCCCGCAGCGGCGACAGGGGCGGTTTCCGCTGCGCCGGCCGCAACGACCGGCATGGACCGGTTGAAGGCAGCGCTTGGATCGAGCTATGATCCCGAGTGGATCGACAAAACGAATTCGCTTACCGACAGTGCAAAGCAGATCGCGGGAAACTCTGGCAACGCCGTCGGCGCGATCGGGGGGTCGCTGCTCGCGGGCCTTGGTGGTTACATGTCCAATCAGGAAGGTGATAAGAAAAAGGCATTCCAGGAGCAACTTCGTCAGAGTCTCACTCAGGGCGCCGACACGAAGGAGATGGCGCGACTGCTGATGGCTTCTCCAGATCCACAGCAACAGACCATGGGCGTAAACTTGTTCGCGCAGTCCGAGAACGCGAAATTCAAGAATCCAGAACAGTTTGGCACCACACCTCAATATTTTACCGACAAAGATGGCAATCTGCGCATTGGTCAGCTCAGCAATAAGAGCGGCTTTAAGCCGATCGAAGTGCCAGGACAGATATTGCCAGGACTCGAATTCAAGAACCTTGGCACTTCTGAAGCCGGCTTCAACAAAAAAACTGGCCAAATCGTCAGCAATG